TGTAAAGGTGTGCTGTCAAAATCGCCTTTCAGGATGTACATATAGAAGTTACCCGTGGCAAAAATAAAAGTTTGATAAAGCGCTATTACGTCCGCCCAAGATTGCAATGGGTTGGGTCTTTCCATTGGCATCTCGAAAAGTTTTTCTTCAAACGCCTTGGTTTGTAACAAAGACCTTTTAATCTGTAGTTGTGGTTTGGTGATGTCCTTGATGTTGTACATCATTTTTAAAGCATTGGCATCCTTTACCTTTTTTATGGTGTATGGGATGCTCTTTGATTTTTCTGAAATTGCCTTGATAACGGAAAACACGACCGGATTATAGAGATAGCCCTTATCGATATATGTTTCTGAATCTACTTGGTAAAGTGCTAAAGGTATTCCGGTAAGCCCGTAAAATGCTTGTGCGAACTTGTTATATGTTTTTAAGGAAGGGTCGATAAAATTGGCCAACGTCCGCCTAAGTGATTCTCTTACCATTTCAATCTTGTTTGTACAAATTTAGTAAATTTAAAAGAAGAACATTTTAGGGGCCAATTCAAAGTAATATCGCATCATTATGGAATCCCAATCATCAGGGGAACGGCCTATTTTTTCCTTTACTATTTCCTTAGGTATTATTGCCAATTTTCCATCCTTGTCGATGTCCTTTATCTTTACCTGTTCCATCTCTTCGGAAGTGGCATCCTTTACATCATTGTCAATGCAATTTTCACCGGTCTTTCTGGCCTGTATATGTTTGGCCATTAGAATACTGCATTGGCTTTTTAGGTTGCTATAATTCTCCCCGTTCAACGGGCTTGAATTATTAACGAATCCCTTGCACCCAAGAAAATCAACAAAACCGCCCCCGACACCATCTTCATCCGCTAATGTATTCGAGTTGCTTACCCCGTGCTTTGATTGTAGTTCTTTTGCTCTTTGGACTGCAAATGTTAGTTTGCTTTTAGGAATTTCATATCGATATGTACAAAGCCACCCCTCCCAAATCCTGAAAACGGTTTTGTCCTTTCCTAGCCTTGCGACATCGACGGTCATATATTTATCTTCGCCCTTTATAATGTGAACAGGGTTAAAATAATCGGTTATGGCATCCATATCGATTATCGTTGCCGGGTCGTCATCATACTCCCAATTTCCAAAATAAAGACGCTCCTTGCTGTTCTTGTCCAATTGGAGTAGAGATTCCAAATATGATGGATGAAGGTGCTTATTGTCCTTTGGTAGGGCCTGTATGAATTTTCTATGTTCTGGTAAGGTGTTTTTCCTGTACATGGAATAGAACTGTTTATAAGTCCAATTCTTAGCGGGATTGCAGGTGCCCAGTATTTTTGGTATCAAATCAAATTCGTCAAGCTTGTACCTAATCCTTGATTTGACTATCTGCCAAGCCTTATATACTATTTGGTTGCACTCGTCAATAAATGCCCCTGTAATCTCAAGCGAGCCTAGACTATCAAAGTTCGGGTCGGATGGGTAGAGAAACAAATCCTTTAATAGTATCTCACTACCATTGTTCCAGTAAATTATATTTGATTGTGAATTATAGGTAAATTGATTTGTGATGTTTAGGTCGCTTGCAAGCTCAAAGAAGGTATTAAGCGTTGTTTCTTTTAGGTTTTTTAGTTTAGATCTTCCCATTAACCATCTGGATTTAGGGTATTTTTGGCAACACTCCATCAACCAAAGACACCCTAAAGCGGTTTTACCACCTCCCGCGGCACCCCCGTATAGCATTTCATTCGTAAACTTGTCCTTTAGATAATAGGTGGCGTTCTCTTGCTTAGGAAGTAGTTGCATCCGGTTCTTTTCCTGTGCCTAGTGATATGATATTTACGGAGCCTGAAAGGTTTGTGTCCTGTTGTATTCTATCTCCATACTTTTTAGGGTTCATTTTAGAAAGCATCCATTTACGGGAATCTACCCTAAGCCTTGCGCGTTGTATAACGTTGTGATTTATAATTTCATTGCCATCAAGATCATAATAAACATCATCTTCCTGATTATCTGCAACATCCAATATATCTTCAAATATGGCATCTGCTCTTTTTTCACTTGCGCGCGCGTATTGTTTTACTTTTTGCTCATTGTTGTCCATCCATTCATAGAATGTTTTACTACTGGGCATGTTTTCGATTTTTAGAGCATTGCGCAAAGACATACCTTTCTCTATGTTTTCACATATCGTATTGAATGCCGTTTCTATTTGCTCACCACTGTATGACATAACTTTTATTTATACAAATATACAAATACCNAGTAAGTTTCATTTTTTTGTTGTAAATTGTTATTTCATATTGGGTTGGTTTTGGTTGTTTACCCCTTTCGTTGGTTCGGAAGGGGTTTTTTATTACTTTGTTGTAAGTAACTTTAAGAGAACCTGGGTATAAAAGATTTGTATTTAATTAAATCAAGTTCCATCTTTCTTATTTTGTCGCTCAATTTACTTAAAACAAAGTTTTTTGCATCTAAAAGTGTTTCGTGATAATTGTTTTGACTACCAAATCTTTCTATTGTTCTAACCCTGTCATTTTCAATAAAATATTTGTTGTCTGGTCGATAAACAGAAGCCATTACTTCAAATGTTTTTTCATTACAACTAATTACTTCGATTTCTGTGATGTCTTTAAAATAAGACGTTTTGTATAATTTCATAATAAAAGCTATTTATAACAACGGTTTTATGCTATTGCCACTTTGGTTTTTAATTTCGACGTTTATTGTGTTTAATCCGTTATCAGCTCTACCCGTCTACCGAAACCAAAGACAGATTCCCCTCTTGAATCGTCTATACCTACCGCTTCTATTGTTATTTTGTCAGGGTCGAACCCTTTTAGCTCGGTAGACCATTTGTCGTATTGTGCGCTTGCAGTTGAGAGTAATATCATTAAAAGATATGCCAATGCGAAAGCTAATGATTTTCTTGTTTTCATGATTTATTTATTTAAGTTAAAATTAATAGTTTTTTAATTATATCCGGTTGTTAGCAACAATAATTTACTACTAACCACATCCAAATGAAGTGCATTACTTGGTCTACTACAAAATGACCCCAAGGCAATCTGCTTTGCTTCAATTCAGTTTGAAACGAACCCATCGTTTTACACCACCATCCTACAAATTTAGTCCTGTCCTGCAACCAATGTTGCACCGCTATCAAGCCTAATTGCAACCAACTTAATTCAGTCAGTAAAAATGGCGACATATAGAGCAAAACGTGAATAGTGCATATTAAACTACTTTTTTTCTTTCCAACTGCTTGCCAATCATTTTGTAGCAGAAAGTCACCTATGAAGTGGGCGAGTATGTAAGGTAAATTCATCCGTAAATTACATTTGCTAACAAGTCCTATAAATAAAAGCCCTGTCAAGGTTATTGTGTGAATTGAACTTTGTTCTTAGGGCTTCAATTCATAGCCCAATCGTTGTAGGTAATAAGCCTATTAATTTAGTGATGGGGGCAGGGGTCGAACCTGCAATGCCGTTTATAGGTCACCTTAATATGCACTTGTAATTCGTCAATTACTGCATTTGTTCGGGCGTGTCTACCAGTTTCACCACCCCATCATATTTGTACTGTTAATNCAAATTTAGTTCTTCTTCCTTCAAATCCTCCTCCATTATGTCGATTAGATTGAACATTATTTCGGCTGTGTCCATTGCCTTTAATTCGTTTAGGTTGGATTTTCCGAAACCAGACCTTTCCATTGCTTGCTGTATTAGTTTTAGTTTTTTCATTTTGTTTGTTTATTTGTTTGTATCCGCTTGTTAGCACACAATTAAAAAAGTGGCTAACATTATGTATAAAAAATAGGGGTTACCGCGTCAGCACTTCTGCTCTGAAACCTTTTAGATTTAATGTGCGGTTCGGCATACTACATTACAGTTTTTCGTAACCCCTAAATTTCATACACTTATCATTATATTTAAGGCTAAGAAGGGCGTTTAATTAAAGACCTTATTTCCTCAATCAAATCAACCTCTTCGCAGTCATTGTGTAAATATTGAATATAAATACAAGGGTCTAATGTTTGTGTGTGAACCCATCCTTCGTTTAGTAATTTTGAATTAAGCCTTTTCGATTCCTCGATATTTAAAGCTTTTATTTTTATTCCTTTAGCGTATATAAATACAAATACATCGTTCATATATTCAAGTTTATTAGTTCTACCGGGTTGCAATAGTTGCAGTTAGTTCCCATCCATGGGTATTCCGTTAGATCCGAACTCCCGCAGACATCACATTTTTCCATTTTGATTTGTTTTAAATTCATTTAATGCTTTTACAATCGGGTCGTTTGGGTTATTATCCATATATAATTTTGATACATCTTTCATCAGTTGGTTAAAAACCTTTTCAGATTGAAACTTTTTTCTGTACTTATCCTTTAAAAAAATGACTTGAGGTATATCTCCATAAACCAAAGTCTTAATATCTTTAAGTAATAATTTATTTTCTTCTACAACCTTTTGGTAAGTACTTCTTTTTATTTCTGACATTGTTTAAAGTTTTTAGCATTATAGATTAATTGCATTAC